AATAAACTTAATATTGGCCCCGAATGTTTTGCGTTCGGGTTCACCACCAAAGAAACGAGCGGGATGGTCGGGAAATTTCAGGGATTCAAAAGCCCGAACATTTTAATCATCGTGTCTGAGGCTCAGGCCGTGGCTCACTCCACCTATGACCAGATAAAGCACGGATTAATGACCTCTGAGAACTCAAGGATTTTGGAACTCGGAAACCCATTGGTGGAGTACGGCGACTTTTATGAGCATTGTACTTCCGCGAGGTTTGGGTACAAGGTTATGAAGCTGTCCTGCTTTGATTCCCCGAACGTTAAGGCCAAGAGAACCGTGGTGCCGGGCATGGTGAGTTGGAATTATATCAAGGCTATGCAAGAGGAAATCGGCCCCGGCTATGAGGAGGACGGCACCTATCAGTCCCGCGTTCTCGGAGAATTTCCTCAGCAATCTACGAGGGCGTGGATTCCTCTCGCGAAGATAAAGAAATCTATCAATCGGATATTCGAAGGCGATGATGAAGTGAGAAGCGGAGGCCTCGATACGGCCCGCGAGGGGAATGATGAGACTGTGCATTGTGTCCTGCAGGGCCGAAGCATGATAGGGCAGGATTGTTTTAAAAAAGTATTAACCCCGGAAACGGTGGGGTGGATGCGCGGGCTGATTGAGAGCAAGGAACTTGCGATGGTGGCTATCGACCTCGGCTACAACCCGGGAATTGCCGATTGGCTTGAGTCCGAGAGATTGCCCGTGGTGGGTGTTAATTTCGGGAACGTATCACCCAATGACAAGTTTGAGAATTTTGGGACTTATATCTGGTGGCTTATTCAACAGGCATTTATGAAAGAAGAAATTGGAATTATTGATGACCCGATTCTAGTCTCACAGTTATCCTCGCGACGGGTGGAGGTGACCCCAAAAGGAAAACTCCGATTGGAGTCCAAAAGAAAAGCCGACCACAATTCTCCCGACCGCGCAGATGCTTTGGCTCTCGCGTGGTATGCCCGGCTCTTGGCCGTCGGAGCCGATGATTATCAGATGGAGGCCATTGAAAATGAATCCTCGCGTGTACAGGGGATGATTGACCAAGTTAGCGGGGACACTTCCAAAAAAACAATCAGAAATATTTCTCTCCGGGGAGTCGCGGCACTCGACGAAGAAATAAATGATGTAGGAATAGGTGGCGGTGGAACCCTAGAATCGGATGAACTGAGATTGTGATAAAATTATGAATAGAGAGAAGTACCGTAAACCCTTGTCCAAGAGAGATGATATGATGCAGGATGACCAATTCTCTCGCGAACTTTCCAAACAGGGCAAGGACGGAAAATTACTCAGACTCTTATATCTTCAGGAATCAATGATAACTTATCGAAGGCGCGTGAATGATGAACCCTTACATTATTAATCGTCCTGCTAATTTTAAGAGCGATAGATACCCCAAGCAAATATCCGAGCCTGAACTGATAAAGGAAATCTCATGGTCTGAATCAGACATTTATCGCTCGTTTATGGCTTTTGGGAACAACCCCGACCCTGTGGTTCGCTCCAAGGGCCTAAAAATTTATCAGGAGATGATGGAGGATGACCAGATAAAAGCCTGTGTCGAGCTTCGCAAACAGGCCCGGCTCTCAACGCCTTGGACTATCACGGCCGCTGATGATTTAAATCCTGAATGTATAAAATACGCGGATTTTATGAAGCACGTTTTAAAGAGGATGAAGGGAACATTCGAGGATGACCTTTACGAAATATTTTCTGCAATTGAGTTCGGGTTCTCAATAAGCGAGCAGATATTCGAGGTGCTCCCCGATGGCCCGTTCGCCGGGAAGGTCGGCCTACGGGACATTAAGACGCGGGAGCCGTTTCAGTATGATTTTAAAATAGACACCTATGGCAATCTTCTAGGCCTTATTTACACGGGCGCGCAACCTCATGGATGGTCAAGTCTCACCACTTGGCAGAACCAGCGGCAGGGGCCAATCAAGAACACCGGGAAGGGAGAACTCGGAACCTATGAGAACCCGTTCCCTATCGAGAAATTTATAATCTATTCCTACAACAAGCAGTTCTCAAACTGGTATGGTCGTTCGGATTTGTTTTCTGCATTCCGGTCATGGCTAATGAAAAAACACGGAATGAAGTTTTGGGCGATATGGCTTGAGCGGTACGCGTCGCCTCTCGTGATTGCGCTATATGACAAGGATGCAGGATTGAAGAAGTCGGCCCTTGAAGCGATGGATGATATGTTACGCACGATGTCGGCCCGGCAGGGTGTGCGCGCCTCTAATGCTTGGGAGATTAACGCCGTGCAGTTCTCCTCCACCTCGGCCGATGCCTATGAGAAGTTTGTGGAAGCCCACAACCGTTTTATTTCTCATGCCATTTTAACCCCGAACCTTATGGGCTTCACCACTCAACCATCCACCGGGACTTATTCCTTGGGAAAGAAACACTTCGACGCGTTCCTCTGGATTCTTGAGAAGATGGGCCGGGATGTGTCCGAGACTATCGTAAAGGAGCAAATTATTGACCGCCTCATGAAATTGAATTTCTACGGGGTGCCGGAGCATTTGTACCCAAAATTCAAGTTTGAAGG